CTATCAGCATTCTTCTGGAAAAGGTTCAAAAACCGTGAAAATATAACATTTTTTGACCCTAACGAAGTTCCAGACTTATACGAGACATTCTATACAAATACTCAGAAGTTCGAAGAACTTTACGTCAGATATGAAAAACGTAAGGATTTGCGTAAAAAGACCATGAATGCAGAAGATGTATTCAAGGGTGGCATATTGAAAGAAAGAACGGATACTGGACGAATATACCTTGTATTCATTGATAACGTGATGAACCAGGGTCCTTTTGATCCAGAATATCATACGATCTATCAAAGCAATCTATGCTGTGAAATCTTACTACCCACAAAGCCATTTAAACGATTGGATGATCCAGAGGGTCGTATCGCACTATGTACTTTAGGAAGTATCAATTGGGGAGCATTTAGAAACCCAGAAGATATGCGTAGAGCCTGTCGCATTTTACAGCGTAGCCTATGCAACATACTAGACTACCAGGACTTTCTAAGTATTCAAAGCAAACTCAGTAATGACGAAATACAACCACTAGGTATTGGTGTAACTAATCTTGCATACTGGCACGCCAAGCGTAGTCTCAAGTATGGCGAGAAAGATGCATTGCAAGAAGTTAAATCTTGGATGGAACATCAGGCATATTATCTAACAGAAGCCACTGTTGAACTTGCTAAAGAACGCGGCAAATGTGTAGATAGTGATAAGACACGTTATGGACAAGGTGTGTTTCCTTGGGAGTTACGTGCTAAGGGTACAAATCAACTTGCCAACTTCAAGCCAGAACTTGATTGGGAAACACTACGTACTGATATGAAAACATATGGTGTACGTAATGCTACATTGATGGCTATCGCACCTGTTGAAAGTTCTAGTGTTGTTATTAATTCTACTAATGGCATTGAATTGCCAATGAGTTTGATTAGTGTCAAAGAAAGTAAGGCAGGCAGCTTTACACAAGTTGTTCCCGAGTACAATAAACTAAAAAACAAATATCAATTGATGTGGGAACAAACTGATTGTATCGGCTATATCAAAACTGCTGCTGTATTGGCTGCATATGTTGATCAAAGTATTTCAACTAATACCTTCTACAATCCTGCACACTTTGCTGAACGTAAAGTACCGACAACATTGATTGCAAAGAATTTGATGTTAGCACATCAATATGGATTAAAGACATTTTACTACAGTCTAATTAATAAGGCTGGCGTAAAAGTAGTTGAGGAGCAGCCTCAAAATATGGAAATTCCGCATTCCGAAGTAGCCGAAGAGGATTGTGAAAGCTGTAAGTTATGAGCAGGAAATTATATGTTTTCCTGCTAAATAATATAAGTAAGCGGTCAACTATATAAAACCGCAATAATAAGGAGTAAAGTCAATGTCAATACAAGTAGAATATAAGCGTAGTCATCCAAGCGGAACAGTTCCGACTATTGAAAGTTGGATAGCCACTCTTTCTGTTGAAGAACAAGCAGAATTTGCTGCAGCCGCAGAAAGACAACAAGCAATTTTTGACCCATTTTTACAGGCCGGAACTCTAGACGTAAGTTCAGGAAAACAAGTTTGGGCATCAGAGGCTGCAATGAATGCTGCCGGAAGAGATCCAATATGGGCTAACTATTTTTTGCGTTATGCTACGGAAAACGGAATTACCGTTACAACTGAAACAGCATCAGTGTAAGCATGAGTAGGGACCAATACAATCTTAAAACTAGAACTGACTATCTTGAACGAAAAATGTTTTTGGACAAGCAAGGTCCAGTAACAGTACAACGGTTTGAGGAAGTCAAATACAATAAACTTCAAAAGATGGAACAGACCGCTCGTGGTTTCTTTTGGGTTCCTGAAGAAGTAAGTCTTACTAAAGATGCTAATGACTTTAAAGAAGCAAGTGACGCAGTAAAACATATTTTTACAAGTAACCTACTGCGTCAAACTGCGCTTGATAGTTTACAAGGTCGCGGTCCCAGTCAAATATTCACACCAGTTGTGAGTTTGCCTGAACTAGAGGCATTAATCTATAACTGGACATTTTTTGAAACAAACATTCATAGTCGTAGTTACAGCCATATCATACGTAACATTTATAATGTTCCTAAAGATATCTTTAATACAATTCACGATACTAAAGAAATTGTTGATATGGCAAGTAGCGTAGGAAAATACTACGAAGAACTTCATCAAGTAAATATGAAAGTTGAGTTAGGTATGGACGTCAAAGAAAGCGAACATATCAAGGCAATTTGGTTAGCACTCAATGCAAGTTATGCCTTAGAAGCTTTTCGCTTCATGGTAAGTTTTGCAACTAGTCTTGCAATGGTTGAAAACAAGTTGTTTATTGGCAATGGCAACATTATCAGTTTAATATTACAAGACGAGTTACTACACAAAGAATGGACTGCTTGGATTATTAATCAAGTAGTAAAAGAAGATAAAAGATTTGCAAAGGCAAAAGATGAATGCGAACAAGAAGTGTACCAAATGTACATGGACGTAATACGCGAAGAAAAAGCTTGGGCTGATTATCTATTCAGCAAAGGAAATGTTATAGGACTTAATGCAAATATATTAAAAGATTTTGTGGATTACACAGCCAATAATGCACTTAAAGAGATTGGAATTAAGTATCAACAATCAGCACCAAAGGTCACACCTATTCCTTGGTTCAACAAACATAGTGAAACAAGTAAAAAGCAGACTGCATTGCAAGAAAATGAAAGCACCAATTATGTTATCGGTGTAATGAGTGATAAATTAGATTACGATGAATTACCTTGCCTATAATTAAAAACATCGTAAACTTAATACGCTATATACAAAACAAGATTGAGGAAAAACTATGAAAGCACTAATATGGAGCCGAGATGCCTGTGGTTATTGTGAAAGCGCCAAAAAATTACTGAAACAAAAGGGTGTAGAGTTTGAAGAACGCAAATTAGGAAATGGTTGGACAAAGGAACAATTATTAGAAAGCGTTCCAACAGCCAAAACAGTTCCGCAAATATATTTGGATGGTAAATATATCGGTGGTTACACAGATTTAAAAAAGTATTTTGAAGAAAATGGAGTCTAAAATGAAATTAGAATTAGATAAGATTTATACGTTTAAACTTAACAGCGGTGAAGAATTAGTAGCGAAAGTAATAGCAGTAGACGATAAAAATATTACTATTACAGACCCTGTTAGTATTGCCCCAGGACCCAGCGGTGGATTGGGACTAGTCCCCAGTTTGTTTACTGCAAAACAACATGGCCAAGCAACACTAAATACTAACTGTGTATCATTAATTGCTAATGTTGATGAGAATGTAGAAACTAAGTACATTCAAGCAACAACTGGATTAATTACACCAGAAAAGAAGGTACTTGTAGGATAATGCCAAAAATAGCAAGAATGGATGATAAAAATAATGCAAGCGGCATATTACGTGAAAGCGGATGTGCTAAGACCGTTTTTGCTAATTTTAAGAAAGTAGCATTATTAAATTGCCCGATAACAGAACACCAACCTTGGGTGGGTAAAAGTTCACATAAATCAGCTACAGCAAGTGAGGCGTCAAGTAATGTGTTTGCTGAATTTCAAGCAGTAGTATTTACAACTGCAACCAATAGTTGCAGTCACACAATAAATGATAACGATGCAACGGTGTTTGTGCCCAAATGAGTGACACAGGTAAACAAAGTCCATTAGGTATTAATGTACTAGGTGCGTTATTACAAAATGAAGGCTTTTGGATTAATCCAAAGGTCAGCGGTCTTGTTGGAAATAGTAAAAATAATGATGATTATGCTCCTGGCGAAATCATTAACAATACAAGTTTGTATTGGTTGACATATGCTATTAATGATGGTTTTAAACGTGGTCCAGGTAATGGCAACGCAACATTAAGTACCGCGACTTACGAAAATTTAATAAACATAGGTGAAAACCACATACCTGCATTAGGTAATAGTCCACCACCAAGTTATGTTGCTGAAGATCCTAGTGGCAAATGGAATGGTGAAGCAACTTCGGGTTATGGCATCTCAGGTAATACAGGTCAAGGTCAAAGTGCAACTTGGTTTCCTTTTGACAGTTCCAATCCTAACCTAGGGGCAAGCCAATGGGGTTGGTTACGTTTAATCGCACTTCAAGCTTGGAACGAATATAATTACAACGGGTCAAATGTAGATTTATCAGTACCAAATTATCAATACTTTGTACAGTCGTTCTTAACCGCACAAGGTTTTATAGAAAACTCTAATAGCGCAATTTATGCTATGAACGCTAGTAAGGATTTCTTACAAGGCGTTTATAGTAATATGGATGATCTTACAAGCAGCGATATAACAGGTGTAAGTTTAGCAAGTCGTGCTTTTGGTACAGATTTGTTAAATTTAGGCAAGGCTATTGATTTAAGTACAATCAGTACTTTTGGTTTACCTAGCAACTTACTAAAAGTGTTAAAGAAGTCTAATACCATAACACAAAATGTAAGTTTTGTATTATTAGGAGCAGGTTTAACAGCAAATGATATAACAAATATACTAACGGGTACACCTGCAACATTAGAACAAGAACAAAGTATGTATGGTGCCTTTTTGTTAATCAAAGATGCTAATTTAAAAGAAATTTTAGCAGCACTAAATTGTAAAACAAAAGGATTAACATCACTTGCAGATTTATTAAGTATTAAAAAATTATTTCCTATAAGTTATCCTTCATTAACTGTACCAATTTACAACACTACGCCTGGACCAACAAATAGTAAAACATATTACTTGTTGTTTATAAATGGACAACTAAATCCTCAATTAGTCGTCCCTGCTATAGTGCAAAA